TGCAGTAACTGCAGCAGGTATGGTACCGGGTGGAGCAGAATTATACAGACAAAGAACTGGATCAGGAGTTAGGAAAGGTCCTTTAGGCGGTCCCCGTTTAGATGCAGATAAATTACCTATCCCTAAAAACAGAGTTAGTCCATTTAGAGCACTTACAGGTCCCTTGTCCGGGGTCCTGGGAAAAGGTTTAGCTGCTACGGGAACACCCGCAGGGATGTTAGCACTTGAACCTTTATACATCGGTCAACAAATCGCTGATGGAGATTCAGCTGGTGAAATTGCAACTAATCCATTAAACTATTTAGGTCCTGCATTTGCAGGATCTTTATCAAAAGAAGCAACAAGATTTGCGGGTCCAACAATGTCAAATATTATGAGATTAGGTATAAGTCCTACAGCACTTAAAACAGTATCAAGAAGATTCGGATTACCGGGTCTAGCTTTATCTGCTGGTGTTAGTGGATATGAAATGTATCAAAACAAAAAAGCAGGAAGGGGGTTATTCGATGACGGTTAAAAATAAAACTTTAGTTAAGAACATGGATCATGTTAAATGGAAGGAAATTCCACCATTAAAAGGACCAGACTCACAGGGGTTGAATGTTCCTTTAAAACAAAGTACAACAATAGAGAACTCGGAGAATATAAATGGCAGATATGGACAAAGCTCTACCAAACGTAGAGACAGAACTTAAAACACCTAGCGACGAAGAAGTAGCAATATCAGAACAGGAAACAGCTGAAGCACAAGTTGGTCCTGAAGATATTAATGTTACTGAGGAAGAAGATGGAAGTGCTACAATTAATTTTGATCCATCAGCAGTAAACCAAGCTGGCGGTGAAGGCCACGGAGATAATTTAGCAGAACTATTACCAGATGATGTCTTAGGTAAACTAGGATCAGAACTTTCAGAGAATTATATGACATATAAATCTGCAAGAAAAGACTGGGAAGAGTCTTATACAAAAGGTTTAGACCTTTTAGGATTTAAATACGAAAACCCAACACAACCTTTCCAAGGAGCTAGTGGTGCAACTCACCCAGTTCTTGCAGAAGCGGTTACACAGTTTCAAGCACAAGCTTACAAAGAATTACTACCGGCTACAGGTCCTGTACACACACAAGTGATAGGTGCCATCAATAGAGCAAAAGAAGATCAGTCGGTTAGAGTAAAACAATTCATGAACTATCAACTCATGGACGTGATGAAAGAGTATGAACCCGAGTTCGATCAAATGCTCTTTTATCTCCCTCTTAGCGGCTCTGCGTTTAAGAAAGTTTATTACGATGAACTACTTGGTAGAGCCGTTTCAAAATTCGTACCGGCTGATGACTTATTAGTTCCTTACACTGCAACATCACTAGCGGATGCTGAAGCAATTATTCATGTTATTAAAATGTCAGAGAATGACTTAAGAAAAAAACAAGTAGCAGGTTTCTATAAAGATGTAGAACTACAACCTGGCTACAATGAAGAAACAGAAGTAGAGAAAAAAGAAAGAGAGTTAGAAGGTGTTAAAAGAACTAGAGACGAAGATGTCTTTACAGTTCTTGAAGTACATGTTGATCTAGATCTAGAAGGCTTTGAAGATAAAGATTCTACTGGAGAAGACACAGGTATTAAACTTCCTTACATTGTAACTCTTGAATTAGGAAAATCAGAGATACTATCAATTAGAAGAAACTATGTTGCAGGAGATCCAACTAAGGCAAGACAGGATTATTTTGTACACTTTAAATTTTTACCTGGAATGGGTTTTTATGGTTTCGGTTTAATTCATATGATCGGTGGATTGTCTAGAACGGCGACTACTGCATTAAGACAATTATTGGACGCAGGTACTTTAAGTAACTTGCCTTCAGGATTCAAACAACGTGGAATACGTGTTAGAGATGAGGCTCAATCAATACAGCCTGGCGAATTCAGAGATGTCGATGCACCTGGTGGAAGTATCAAGGATGCATTTATGCCATTACCATTTAAAGAACCTTCAGCTACTTTATTGCAGTTGATGGGTACGGTGGTTGCGGCAGGGCAAAGATTTGCCTCCATCGCTGACATGCAAGTCGGGGATGGCAATCAACAGGCAGCTGTTGGAACGACTATAGCTCTATTAGAACGAGGTTCAAGAGTCATGTCAGCAATACATAAACGATTGTATGTAGCGATGAAAAGTGAATTTAATTTATTGGCAGGTGTTTTTAAAACTTATCTACCACCAGAATATCCATATGATGTTGTTGGTGGAGAAAGAAACATTAAAGTAGCAGATTTTGATGACAAAGTAGATATCTTACCTGTTGCTGATCCTAATATTTTTTCTCAATCACAAAGAATATCTATGGCACAAACAGAATTACAACTAGCTCAATCTAATCCTAAAATGCATAACCTCTATGAAGCTTATAGACATATGTATGAAGCGATTGGTGTAAAAAACATAGATCAAATCTTACCACCACCACAACAACCACAACCTATGGACCCTGCAACAGAAAATATTCAAGCAATGAGTGACAAACCTTTCCAAGCATTCAAAGGTCAGGACCACCAAGCGCATATTACAACTCATTTAAACTTTATGGCAAGTAATGTTGCAAGAAATTCACCGGTAGTGATGGCAACTTTAGAAAAAAACATCTTTGAACACATTTCACTAATGGCACAAGAGCAATTAGAGATAGAATTTAGAGATGAGATACAACAGTTAACACAAATGCAACAGATGATGCAACAAAATCCACAAATGCAACAAAATCCGCAAGTACAACAACAGATTATGCAAATGTCAATGGCATTAGAGTCTAGAAAAGCTAAATTGATTGCTGAATCCACTGAAGAGTTTAGAGATGAAGAAGCTAAGATCACTGGAGAGTATGGTGGAGACCCAATTGCTAAATTAAAAGCAAGAGAACTTGATTTAAAAGCTATGGATAACGATACTAAACGTCAACAAGAGCAAGAAAAGATTGATATGGAGAAATCTAAGAATCTTATGGGTCAACAACAATTTGATGAGAAATTAGAGCAAAATGAAGAGTTAGCGGAACTTAGAGCAGATACTTCGTTGACTAAAACACAGATGGGTATTGACTCTAAAAGAGAAAATGACTTTATGAAACAAATGGACGTTAGGATCTTGAAAGGTCCTCGAAGATAGTATACAATAACCACTTAGGAGAAAAATATGAAACCAAAAAACTTTTTTACAAAGAATAACCCAAATTATGTTGGTCCTGTTGTATCAGACACACCTAGAGCAAATGGTTCTAATACACTTGAATCTAACTCAGATGGGTTTGCAACTGGCGGAACAGAATACAAAGCACCTTTAGGACAACCGACTATCAATAAAGTTGGTGGCCAAAAAAGAATGCTTACTTCAAAAAAATCTTCTGTTAAGTGGTACTAACTCATGTGGTTATCGGCAATTAAATTAGCCGTTTCTGCAGGTAGTAAAATATACGCTAACAAACAGAGAACGAAGATGGCTATGTCTGATGCTCAGTTAATGCACGCATCTAGAATGGCTGAAGGTAAGGAAGCTTACCAGGGAAAACTGTTAGAATCTAGACAATCAGATTGGAAAGACGAATTTATTTTGATTTTATTGTCAATCCCTATCGTAATGTTGGGATGGTCTGTATGGTCAGATAATCCTGTACATATGGAGAAAATGGAGTTATTCTTCTTACACTTTGGAAATTTACCATTATGGTATCAAACAATTTTTGTTGGGGTAATTGCATCTGTCTATGGACTTAAGGCGACACATCTGATAAAGAATAAGTAACTTGGAGAAAAATTATTATGAGCAAAAAATCTAGAAAACGAAATAAAAAAATTCTTGCTGCCATAGGCTTAGGTCTTGGTGCAATGGCTTTATCTAAAAGAAAAAATAAAGCAGACTTAGCATCAACTGAAGATGGTAAAAGTGGTTCTACTAAAATTACAGGTGGAACAAATTCAAATGATTATGATGGAGGCACTAAAAAGAAACCAGATAGTAAGATGCCTGATAACTTATCAAAAGATATGGGAAAAAATAACAAGACAGTAAAAAAAACAACAATAAAACCATTTAGAGCATTTGACGTAAGTGTTCCTGAAGGATCAAGACCCCTTAAATTACAAGACAACTCTATTAGAGCTAAAAATAGAGGAACCAATGCTGCTGGAATTAAAGAACCCAATAAACCTATGATAGCTTCAATACTTCCAAGAAGTAAAACTGCAGACAACTACGCAGGGGATATGAGAGACTATGCAAAAACAAACTATAAATCAGGTGGAAGAGCCGGTTATAAATCTGGTGGAAGCACTGGGTCATCTAAATCTTCAGGTTGTGCCATTAAAGGTATTAGTCCAATTTTAATGAAGGGGAGAAAATAATGTCAAATTGTAATTATAATAAACAGACTTCTAATCCAAGAGGAAAAACATCTGTTAAAAAAAGAGTTAAGAAAAACATGGGTGGTTCTATGAATCCAGCTATGGCAAGACAAGATATGCAATCTGGTTACTATCCGTCCGATATGGGTATGGCAGGTGGCAAGATGATGAAGAAGGGCGGAAAAGCCTAGTTCATTATGAAAAAGTTTTTTGCTAAACTATTTAAATTCAAGCTTTGTAAATGTAGTTCTAAAACTAAATGTGATCATGCAGGTACTGCAGTAAGAAAAGAAGTTAAGTATTGTAGTAGTTGTAAAACTATTTTAAACGAGGGTTAATGCCTTTTAAATCAGAAAAACAAAGAAAGTATTTATTTAAGAATAAACCAAAGATTGCAAAAAAATTTGCAAAAGATTCAAAAAAGAAAACACATAAAATGCCTGATGGCACAATTATGAAAGGAGCTAAACACCGTGGCTAAAGCAAAAGGACTATACGCTAATATTCATGCGAAACGTAAAAGAATCAAAGCTGGTTCAGGTGAGTCTATGAGAAGACCTGGGGCTAAAGGTGCACCTACAAAAGCTAATTTTGTAAGATCAGCAAAGACTGCTAAAAAACCTAAGAAGAAAAAATAATGGCTAGTGCAGCTTGGACTAGAAAAGAAGGTAAATCTAAATCAGGTGGACTGAATAAGAAAGGTGTTGCATCCTACAGAGCCGCGAACCCTGGTTCTAAATTAAAGACAGCCGTTACAACTAAACCCTCAAAATTAAAAAAAGGTTCTAAAGACGCTAAACGTAGAGCTTCGTTCTGCGCGCGTATGACCGGTATGAGAAAAAGACAAAAAGCTAGTAATAATACTGGTGAAGATAGATTATCTAAATCACTTAGAAAATGGAATTGTTAATGAGAGATACTAAATCTATAGAAAATTTCTTAAAAGAAAAATACAGAAAAATCACTGAAATGAGTTTGTTTAGAAACTTGAAAAAAGAAGTAGAAACAGGGGCTAGCGGAACTCAAGATTATGTGATAAAAAAAGGACCTAATAAAGATAAAATAGCAAAAAAATAGAAAGGTTACTATGGAAGACATATCATTTGTAGAGAAGATAAAAAAAATAATAAAGATTAGACATGACGATACGATCGCAGCTATGGCCTCAGGTGGGGTTGACAGTATGGAGAAATATCAGTATATGCTAGGACAGATACGAACGTATCAATATTTAAGTCAGGAGATATCCAGCCTGCTAAACAAAAAGGAGCAATATGAACAAGACGGCACAATTATCGACATCAACTCAAAGCCCAAAAATTGAGTTACCAAATAAGACATTAGTTGGTTTAAAACCAACTGAAACAAAATCAGAAGAAAAATTAAAAACACCTAAACCTACCGGTTGGAGAATCCTAGTTTTACCTTTTAAACAAAAAGAAAAAACTAAAGGTGGAGTAATTCTAGCAGACGAAACTATTGAGCGATCACAAGTAGCATCAACTTGTGGTTTAGTTCTAGATATGGGACCACATTGCTA